AACGTCATGTCTCTTCGTCGTCACGCTTGAACTGGATCATGCCGAAATCCACCAGCTTTTGACTCTTCGGGACGATCTGATCCCAGTACCACGCGTCGTGGCTCTCACTGAGAGGGATCGGGTCCTCGCCCTCGCGGCCGGGTTGGTTGCTGGTGACTCCGGGTGGACAAGCGATCGCGGGATAGGCGCGCACAGGCGTGGCCTGCGAGCCATCGGCGAGGAGCATTTGCGACGCGGACTCGCCAGGCTGGCGGATCGAGCGCGCCCCCTCGGGCCATCGCGTGAGCGGAGGGAAGTTGATCAGGCGTTCGGAACGGTTGACAATTCGCATGCATCACATGTGACACGGACGCGCGGGAGTGTCAAGACTCTGTTGCCTGAAACAGCAGTGTTGCGCAGTTCGTGCAACAGCAGGTTTTGGGGCAACACGCGAAAAAGCACCTTGACACGCGGCTCCGAATAAGCGACTATTAGAACATGACGAACGTCGAACACATCCGGGTCTTTTCCGACGCCTCTGGTTGCCCCGCTGTTGTTAGCTGCGGACGGTATCGCTTCGCTTTCGACACGTTGGGTGCCGTGACCTGCAATCTGATTGCCCCTTTGTCTGGGGGACGTGTAGAGAGCAAAGTCGCCAAGGCCAAGGCGCTGGTGGCTTACATGGGCGAACGCAACAAGCTGGTGACAGAAGAGTGGCTTGCCACAAACCGTGCGCTGTATGCGCCCGATGAAGCTTTCTAGGACCCGCGAAAAAGCCTCCGTACGTTTGAGCGTAGGAGGCTATCTTAGTGGTTCGCTACCCGTTGGTCAAGACGCATTGAACGCCACGGCCAAAGCCAACGGATATCTCACGACCGTGCCTCCAAGGCGCGCGATGCACTGCACTTCGAAGCCGCGGTTGCGCGCCTGCGGGGGCTCTTGCTCGAATTCCTTGGTGATTTCGAGCTGTAGCACGCGGGGGTCCATCTTGTAACAGACGATCATGCCGCCGCCGTCCGGCGCCGCGGTGTCGAGCTTGACCCACGTGTCCACCGTCTTGATCCAGGGGTTGGTCTTCAGGAAAATCCCGAGGACCGTGTCGGCCAGCTGATTGCCGGCGACCTTCTGCGAGATCTGTAGGTACAGATCGGTGGGGAGCAGCATCGTGTCGGGGAACTCGGTCTGCTTGGTGCTGGTCACAATCTGCGTGACCATGTAGTTCATGTCGGCCAAGATGTTCTCGGCGCTGGCGCTCGCCCACGTGCCGGTGGGCAGCGTGAGCGCGGGCACGTTCGGGTGGTTGAGCAGGCCCGGGACGTTCTTCTGCGGGATGCCGAACGCGGCGATATCGTCGATCCGGCGCTCGATAAACTCGCGCGCGGCTTCCGCCTTCATGGTCGGCAGACTGCGACCGAGTTTCGCCGACTTGGCGAGCTCGTTCTTCGAGTACCCGTACGCGTCGCCGATTTCCACGACGTCGCGCGAGAACTCTTTGCCGAACACCTCGACATGCGGCAGGTCGTCGGCCCAGTGAGCAACGATCTGCGCCATGCCGACGCGGTCCCACTGGCGATAGGTGATCTTCTCATCCGTGGGGTCACCGTCGTGCGAGACCGGGATCAGGCTGCGGGCCTTGAGCGCCGGGTACTCGACGTTGTAGGTCTGCGCCTTGATCGTCTCGAACTCGCGCGCGAAATACGCGGTCTCGCGCGAGTCCAGTCGCAGCTCTTCTGCGACTTCTGCCACCACTGGGTCGATTTCCTGATTTTCCATCTGTTTCCTTGTTCCTTCCGGGGTTGTTACTCAGGGGGCAACCCCCGGTTAGTACATCTCGACCTTGACCAGACCGGTCGTGGTGTTGGCGTCGCAGCCGAAGCGCGCGCCAGTGATTTGGATGGCGTTGCCACTGTCCGAGTCGTGGCGAATGGCTCCGAAAGTACCGGTGCCAGCCACGCGCACGTAGACATCGCCGCGATACAGCGCGCTCGCCGGGGTCTCGGCCACGCCCCAGAACGCTCCTTTCAACATGACCGAGAGGGTGTCCTTGTCGTGGTACTCCGCGGTCTGGTCTTGACTCGGGATCGTGTTGGGAATCAGCGTCGGGTCCCACACCGCGAAGCCTTCGAAGTCGGCAAGGACCACGCTCGAATCGAGGATGGCGACACCGATCGTGAACGTACCACCCGTGCCCGTTTGCGCAGGGATCGCAAGGCTCGTGACCTTGTCGAAGTAACCCGTGGTGGTAAGGGTCGTGTTCCCGTTGTTCGGAATGGTCAGATTCTCGGTCTTCGCCACACCATTGAGCTCGCCGCTCAAAACGGCCGTGGTGGCATCCCAGTCTGTGTGGTTGCTCAGGACCAAGGTGATTTTGCGCTCGGGATACATGGCCGAGGTACCAATCGCGCCGTTCAGCGCAGCGCCCGACACGACCTGGCTAGAAGCGCTCGAAGCGCCACCAGAAGCAAGGATCTGCGTTGCGCTCGCCGCAGCCGCGGGGCTCGGGCTCTGATACACCGTGCCTGGGTCGCCTCCCTTGTCGGAGAATGGCTGGCCACCGCCGGGTACCGTGAACACGGCCAGACCGGCCTTGATCGCGCCTTCGGCCATGCGAGAGACGTAGTGGGTGAAACGCCGCGAGTCGGCGATCATGCCCTCTCGCGCGTTGCCAGGGTCGATGCTGTAGCTGGTCTGCATGTGACTTTCCTTGTTCCTTCCGGGGTTTGCTTGGGGCTATGCCCCGGTTACTTGGTCCGCTTCCAGGCGTTTTCGGTGCGCTTGATCAGCTCTGCGCGGGGATCGGGCTTCGCGTCGGTGCGGGGGGCGGGGGGCGCACGAAGCGCGGTCCTCTGCTCTGCGACCGATGCGTCCGCGCGCGGCGCGTTCTGAGCGGCGACGAAAAGACCCTGCACGTACGCGGGCTCTGCGCCATCGAGCTTCAAAGTCGGGTAGACCTTGCCGATCACCTCGGCCTTGATTGCCGTGGCGTCCTTGCCATCGGCCTTCCAGTCCTTGCCGAGAATCGGCTTGGCCGCCTCGACCACCGCGGCGAGTTCGTCCGCGTCCGCGCGCGCCTTCAGCCCGGCTTCGGCCGCGTCCGCGCGCGCACGCTCTTTGGCCATGCCTGCTTCGGCCGCGTCTGCGCGCGCCTTGAGGGTGGCGATTTCGGCCTTGGCCGCGTCGAGATCTTTTTGCAGGGTATCGGACATGATTTCCTCGAAGGTATCACCGTTGCTATCAAGCCGCAAGCGCACGCTCGCGCCCGCGCGACCTTGCGGCACCAGAGCCACATGGTTGTAACGAATCTCACGCTGGATCGCGTCGTAGCGCTGCCCCTGCCAGATACCGGGAGTGGGGTCGAGCGTACACGTGTACCCGGCCGAGACCTCGCGCACGCCTCCGCTCTCGACCGCGCCAAGCGCGTCGTCAGCCTGAATCACGAGTGCACAGCCGAGGTGGTCCCCGTCCATGCGGCCGTCGCCATCGACGTGGCCGGCCGCGAATTGGCGGTAATTTTTGCGCGTCACGGCGCCCGGGGGGTGTCGGTTCGTCACCGGCGCCGCGCGCAGGCTGGCGATCGAGTCGGCGTGCGTCAACTCCTCGGGCGGCACGAACTCCCGCCGCACGTTGCCACTGGGCTCGGGATATTCAAGAATCCCTACCTTGCGCACATACGCATCAACGCGCATCCCGCCTTGCGGCGTGGGGGTAGAGGTGCGGACGGTACCTGATCGGTCAATTCGATAGACGCTCGGGCCGGCTGCATCCTTGCGCTTGCCAGCCTTCTCCATGGCGATTGCGACCGCCTGATCGCGCGGCTTTCCCGACGCGATCAACTCCGCAACGTTTTTGTCGATCGTCTCTTGATCACTGCCTTCGAGTAGTGGCACCTGGCAAGTGTATCAAGTGCGAGACACGCGGGCAAGTTAGGTAGCGCGCTAGATGACCCTCTGCCAGTATTTGGCGTAGACGAAGTCCAGGCTTACAGCGACCGCGTCAGCATTATTGCTGGAGTACCAGGCAAGGCGTGTTTGGGTCGCGGTAGCAGGTAAGTTGCTCGCTACAACTCCCGAAATCTCTGCAAACGTGTCCAGGTGCTTGACCCCGTAGGTCCAGCCGGTGCCGTCGACCGAATACAGTTCCAGCTCGTACCCGATATTGACCGTGCCGGCGGGGAAGCTCGCGCCAAGGTCGGCTTGTGATGCCGTCCCGGACGCATCGTTATAGTAGACCTGAACGTTTGACTCGGAGGACGATCGCCCAATCCCAATCAGGTTCACTTGCGCGGCAACGTCTACGTTGGTGGACGGTGGGGTCACGATCAGCCCCATAAACCAACGCATCGAGCTGGAGACGGCGCCCAAGACCCCCGCCATACGGAAGCGCCCGCCCCCGAACAGATAAGGGCCGGTGCCTGACGTGCTGGCCCAGCACCCCGCGTTCCCGGCGCTACTGCTAGTTGTCTGGGCCGTGCGCACGAGACGCGTAGCGATCGAAGTGTTGGAGAGAGTCCTAGCTCCGGTCGTCCCTACGACTGTTGCGAAGTTCAGCCCCACGCCGACAGGGGTACCCGCAGTTACTGTCGCGTAGGCACGTTCCGGCCCGTACGCAAGGTCCGGCAACGGGGCCCAGCGCGCGGGCGAGACCTGAATCAGTTGGTACTGTAGGTTCATGTCGGTTTGCAAACCGACCGCGTAAAGGTCCGAAGCCGAGACGCTTTGCGCGGTGCGCGTGGCGGCGTCCGCCCAGGTCCAGCGGGTAGGCGTCGCCCCCTGTTGTAGAGAGGTGCGCATTACTTGTACTCCACTCCGTGAACGCCTAGGTAAGACCCTGCGATTGTCTTGGTCGCCTCAGTGGTGCTCAGCACCAAAGTGATGCCCGTCGAGAGGGCGACACCGAACTCGCCGAAATCGACACTGAGTCGGTCGTCAGCACCCGCCACGTGGATGATCTTGGCCAGCGAAGCAAACGGCACCTGGGCGTCGGCCGGCACCGATGTGGTGTTGTGCAACAGCACGTAATAGGTGCCGCTCGCGGCAGTCGAGTCCAAGCGCACGTTCAGCGAACGCAGCGTGCCGGCCGAAGCTTTCACGACGTAGCTGGCGCCAAGCGCGAGCTGCTTGCCAAAGGACCACTCCTGGCCGCTGGCCTGAGTCGCCGTGACCGTGCCGCTTACCGTCGCACTCGACGTCACACTGGTGGACATCTCGGGGTGCGGCTGGACGCGCTCGCCGTTATCGGACGCGAGCTTGACTTTGAGCGTGCCTGTGCCGCTCACCATCTTGGCGATCAGCGTCGGGTTGAGCGACGTGATGCGCCGTGGACCCTTGAAGCCTGCTGCCAGACGCTCGGCCACCAGCGCCGTGGTGCTGGCCGCGGTCGTCGCGGTCGTGATCAGCGTGCTCGTCGCATCACCCGCGGCACTGAACGAGAACCAAAAATCGCCGTCGCTGCACCAGAGCCACACGGATTTGCCGGCGAATGCCGAGAGATCAACGTAGCTTTCCGAAGTTGTGAGCGCCGCGACGGCGCCGCCAGTTCTACCGTCCACGTACATGCGGCGAGTGTATCACGCGCGAAACGCGGGGGCTAGTCCTCGCCATAGAGCAAGTCATCGGTGTAGGGTGTCGCCACACAGCGGCACTGGTAATCGTAGCCAGGATTGGCCCGTCGCCCTGACTTTTTGTCGACCATAGGCGGCTGGGCGTACGAAAAGCGCTGGCCGTCGAGCTCGTAGTGGTTGCCGCGCGGCCACTTGCCACCTGGCGTGCCGCGGACCCTTTCATCGTGTGCCGTGGTCCACACGTAGGACGTAACCCCCGCGTCCTTGTGCAGTTGCTCTGTGACCTGCCCGTTGTACTTCAAGGTCTGGTCCCTCGCGATCAGCCGCGCCCGCGCGCGCCCCACGCCGAACTCGTCTTCGATCTGCTGTGACAAGTCCTTGTAGCTAGTCTGCGCCTGCACCGATTCCGTGACGATGTCCTTCATTCGGGACAACATTTGCGCATTCATCTTGCGGATAAGATTGATGTTTTCGTGCACGAACGGCTGCACCGTGTTCGCCAGCTTGGTCGACACCGGCACGCGCGTCACCTTGGCGAGCTGCCCTTTCGAGTGCTCCTGGATGTTCGCCGCGATCGCTTCAAGCTGCGGGCGCAGCGCCTTGTCCGAGACGACTTGTCCTAGCGAGACTTCGAGATTCGCGAACCGCAAAAGGTACTCGTCGGGGCCCGGCGCGTCCTTACGCAGGCCGGGCACCACGGCTTCGATGTGCGCGAGTAGGTCGCGCTGGATCGCCGCGCGCATGCGCTTACGCAGCTCAACCATCACGCGCTGGTAGGCGAGATCACTTGCCGGCTTGGGCGCCAGGCTTCGGATCTCCCGGGAGGACATCTTCGCCATCGGCCGGCGCGGGCGCTGCCCCGGGCGCTGCACCAGGGTCGCCCCCGCTTGCAGCAACTCCCTGACCGTCTGCTGGCGCTTGGTCCGGCTGTTCGGGACCGTCTTCAAGCTTTGCAAGCTCCCGCTCCATCGCCGCTTCGTGCGGCTCCATCTCGACCCCGTCGTATCCGGGCGCCCACTCGCCGCGGCCGAAGCGCACTTGCGCGACCTCGCTGGGGGTCAGAGCCCCCATCGTAACGTAAGCCGAATCGCTCTGCGCTTGCGCTTGCATGATCTGCGCCTGTTCAAGCGAGTCCTGCTTTTCAAGGTCCGGGAAACAGACCTCCCAATTCCCACCCGTGACGTGACACACAAGCTTCTCAAGAGCCGGCTTGAGTACTTGGCGCTGGTACGCGCGTACGCGGTCATACCAGAACGTGCGGTCGCTTTCGCCCGTGGCGTTCATGCCGCCAGGACTGATCCCCATCAAGCGCGTGACGGGCATGCCCGCCGCCGCCGCTAGTCGCTCCCAAGTCTTATCGATCAGGTCCTTCGCCGCCGTGCCCGTGCCTCGCTCGATGTACTGAAAATCTTCACCGTCCGCGTCGATACACAGGCTCTTGACGATCGACTTCGATGCGTCCATGAGCTCGATCCGGTCCTCGATCTGCGAGGTCCGGCCGGCTGCAACGGCATCGATCAAGCCCTTCATCTTCAGCACACCGACCGACATGTCGGCGAGCATCGAACACATGCTGTCGAAGTTGGCACCGGCCTTCTTGAGGATCTCCCATGGCGCCTGAATCACGCTCAGATCCGAGCCCTGGTTCGCGACCTTGATGCGGCGCGGAGTGAGCGCGCCGCCAAACAGCAAGATCCGTGACTCGTGCACAACCACCGTAGGCGACGCGACCGCGCCCGACGAAGCAAGCACCGTAACGCTATAGGTTTCGGGCTTACCGAACGTCGATTGCGTGGGGTCCTGATACCAAGTTAGCGGAACCATTTCGCGCCGGTCCAGCACGAGGTGGTCGACAACGGGAGCTTCTTCAGGCAAGGGCGAAGCCGCATCGCCCGGCGCGATCAGCATGATCCCGGCCCGGCCGTATAGGCGCCCCCAGATCGCAGCCTCTCGCACAGTCTGAAGGCAACCCATCGTCTCGCACTGCGCCTTGGCCTCGCACGCGGCCTCTTCGTCCTGCTCGACGCCTTCGACCTCGCGCGCCTTGAGCTCGTACCCCTCGCGCAAGCCGTCTTCGACCAGTGCCCCGCAGATCGTCTGAACGAGGTCATTTTCCGCGAACAGCACGTCGAGTTCTTCGGGCTGAAGGATGTGCTCCATCCAACGCCAGTGCGTGTTGCGCCCCTTATCTCGGCTAGTCCCTAGTCCGGATAGGCGATTGGTCCAACCGCCATCAGCGCGGAGCACCTTGGCGAGCTTGCGGAACGCGGATTCACCTGACACCTGCCGAGGGTATCACGTTTGGTGCGCGAGGGCTAGCGCTGCAACGGGCGAACTGGGCGCAGCGGAATCGTGTCGCCCTCTTCGAAGATTCGCGCGAATTCGTCGCGCGAATCGCGAATATGGGCAAGCGCGCGCAGTGCTTGCCAGTCGCGAGCTTCGGCTTGCGTCTGCGAATCGGGGAAAGTGGTGATGCTCGGAAGGTGTGCGGTGTAGTCCGGGAGCTTCGTCATAGCTAAATAATGCACTATCGCTACCCCCCGCGCAAGGCCTTCGAAAGTCGATCGTACCGGTCCCCCATGCTCGGGGTGAATTTGTTCAGTGCTTGGGTGGTCGTATCTACTTGGTCGTCGTTCGCGCCCTGGGGAAACGCAAGGAACTCCTGCACGTAGTCGTGCAACCATTCGGCCTCTTCGGGTAGCCACACGTTGCCTGCCTCGAAGTAGACCGAGGCTTCATGTGCGCGCGCCACCTTGCCGCCCTGGGGCTCGACCAGCACGAGCCCAGGCAACTTGGATTCCAGCACCTGAACGACCGCGGGGCCGTTGGCCTTCGCCTCGACCAGCTTGCGTGTGGCCTGAGGGAACTTCTCGCTGGTGCTCAGCACAGCCTGGATCGTCGCGGGTAGGCCCATGCGCGCGCGCACCTGGTGCACGAGATAGCGATCTGAACCCTTCGCCGCCCAGACCTGCCCGCAGACGTAGTCACTGGTGGCCTTGCCTGAGAACGTCATGTCCCAACTTTGCCACCAATGATCCATGCGCGCGGGCAGCACGCGGTAGCGCTGCTCGAACCACTTCGGCTTGAAGATCGCGCCGCCGTCTGGGATCGGGTTCTGCTGTAGCTGTGCCGTGGCGTGTCCCTTCAAGCTCTTGCGCAGATCGGCGAGCGCGCGCGGCCCGAAACGCTCAGGCCAGAAGCTTTGGCCGGGCTCTGTGCGCGGGTCGTCTCCCCATGGCGTGAGGCACGGGCGCTCGGGATCGTGCTCGGCCGGCACGACGATCGGCGTGTAGCCCTCCTTCAGCACTTCGCCCGCAAGATCTTCCGTGTGTAGGCGCTGCATCACGACCCAGCGGCCGAAGAAATTGGGGTTCACGCGGCGGCTCGCGATCGTGCCTGACCACCACTCGGAGGTCTTTTTGAGCTCGTCGCGCGCCTGATCGCCGCCATTTTCGATCGTCTTCGGCTTGGTCGGATCATCGACGCCGAACCAGTGGAAGTGCCAACCCGTCGCCTTCGAGCCCGTGCTTGTGGCAAAGCGCAGGCCGCCCGCGCTCGTGTACCAAACTGATGCGCTGTCCGATTGCACAGCGTTCTGGTCTCCGGCCGTGACCGGCACGATGCCCCAGCGCTTTTGCATGTGCGGATCGGCCGCGAAGCCCCAGCGACGCTGGTACCAGTCCGATCGCATCAGGCTCTTGCAAGCGTTCGAGTCGCGCAGGCTTAGCTGGACGTCGAACGACCCGAAGCCCAAGCGCAGATTGCCTCGCTTGCCCGGACCCCACGCGTAGCAAGGCAGGAACACGCTCACGAGCAGGCTCTTGGTGCTGCCAGGCGGGATGTTGACGGCGACCTTTTCAGCCTCTTCGTCCCCGCGCAAGAACGCTTCCCAGGCCTTGCAGATCAGTTCGTGGTGCCAGTTGAGGCTGAGTTTGAACTGTTTCTGCTCGGTGTGCGCCCACGCGAGCTCGAAGAATTTGAGCGCGCCTCCCTTGGCGACCAGCGCAACGTCCCATTCCTCAGGCGTGGCGACGAGCGACTGCGGTCCTACGAATTGCACGACGCGGCGAAGCTCCGGAGCGCTCCATCCTGCTTGCGCTTAGCCGAGCTGCGTGTCTCCACGCCGCGCTCGGCAAGGATCTGGCGTACGCGCTCGTAGCTCACGCCGAATTTGGCCGCGACCTCGCGCAGGCTGGCGCCGGCCAGATAGGCGCGCTCGATGTTGTAGTTACGCTGACCTTGTGTCATGCCTGCTACGTTGACAGCTTCACTCCATTCTGTCAAGGATCTGCTGCGATCTCCACAGCACACGCAACGCGGCTTGGCGGCCGACCGCAAGCGCCGCGGGCCGATCGTCGGTGTACCCCCGGGCGCGCACTTGACCGTCTGCGCTGACCGTCCAGAGCCAGCGCCCGTCGGGCATCGCGTCCAAGTCCAATTCGAGCCCACATGGAAGCTTCACAGTTCCTCCAGCGCGGCCGAAAAACCGGATCGAGCCGATTTTTCGGCCGCTGACATAGCCTCTTCCCAAGTATCGCACTCTCCGAATGTGCTGATCCAGCGAGCGCAAAGGAACCTTCGCTCCCATTGCACCTTGCCGCCGCGCTTGGCGACGAACACCTTGAGCTCCAGACCGCCGACAATACGGGACAGCTGAGGGCGCTTGACGTATTCGCGTACCCAACCCTTTGCAGCCTTAGAGCCGCCTGCTGCTTCTCTCACCTGTTCGGTGGTAATCATCGTCTACTCGCCTCTCTGATTACTGAATCCCGCCCGCGCTGGTACGCGCGCCCGACCAGCGCGCGCAACCATTGGCGCATCTGGTCAGGGTCGGTCGGGATGACACCATCCTCCTCGCTGAACTCGTCGAGGATTTCGCTGATCTTCTGCTCGCGCTGGCGCAAGCCCGCGGCGTTGTAAGGGGTTGAATTCACGCGAAACCTCCCCAATCAACCCGCGAGTAGTCTGCGGGCAGGTGTCCGTTCAAGCGGCGCAGCGCTTCAAGGCGCAGTGGTCCGCGCCATTCGCCGATGCCGCGGATCTCGATCGGCTGGCGCAACTTGATCGCGTGCTTGAGTCCCCAGGCCATGCCCGACGAGAAACCGCGATCGAGGCAAAACACGCGCACGTCAGCACGCGCCGCCCACGCAAACCCCGCGCGAATGCCGCGGTCACGCTCGACTGGGTCAGTGTCGTCCAGCGCATCCGTGAGCATGCGGTGTGACGCGTAGGGGCTCTCGCCGCGCTTGAGCGAGTCTCGCAGGCACGCGCGAAGGTACAGGACGTTTTGAGCGTGCGCGCTCGGGGTGGCGCCCGCGAACGGGCTTTCGATACAGACTAGACGCATATAGAACTCAGTGGATCGGCGTAGGCCGACGAATAGGGGTGACTTTACTACCTTCGCACTCGCGTTCGGGATGAGGACCGAAGTTGAGCACGGTATTGTTTTGGTACGTGTTGTGACTCGTCTCGATCCCCGCGCGCTGCAACTCCCGCAGAAGCTTTTCGATCGCCAGGTCGGTGATCAAGACACTGACGTCGGTGAAATGCGGAAGCTCTGTCGTGTAGCTCCCCTGCACGAGCCCTAGGTTCACGCGCTGGCGAAAGCGTTCGCACACGGCCTCCACCAGTTCGTCGCGTTTCGCCAGCGTCTCGGTCAACGTAAAGATCGGCATCAGTTCTCCCCTCGATACCCGTAGTAGGGCGTTCGCTTGAGTTTGTCAAGCTCACTACGTAGCTCAGTCGCGCTTTGCGCGTGCAGGATCGACAACTTCGTTTGCGCGTCGATCGCGCGGGTGTTGCTGTCGACTTGAGTATCTAGAAGCTCGTACGCCGCATCGTTCGATGCGCACTGACGCTCCGTGCGGTCAGCACGATCGTCCACGTTGCGCACAATCGCGGCGAGCGCTTCCAGGCGACGGTTCAGCGCGTCGATGCGCAGGTGCGCCCAGACCACGCAGACGAAGGTCCACAGAATCAGCGCGAACAGAACGTACATCATTTGCAACCTCCTGTGCGAAGCAACTGCACGAGCGCTTCTTGCGCCCGAGCCGAGCGCTCAAGCGCCGCTTCAATGCGCCCGAGCCCCATATCTGCGCGCGCTTGCCCGCACGTTGCGACGTACGAGAAGCAGACGCCGAAGAAAAACGCCAACACCAAGGCTCCGCCACGCATCAGAATTCCTCCATCCATTCAGTCACTTCGCCGGTGACCAGGTTGACCCTGCGCGCGGGGCGCAGACACGTGAGTTTGCGCGTGACGGGGGGAGCTTCAAGCGCCTCGCAGTTCGCCGCGAGAATTTCCGCGCCAAGACGTTCGCTCAGTTCGTAGTCCGACTCGATCACCGATACTTCGTGGTGCATGACTTATAGTCGCCTTTTGGTAGACTATTGTCAAGCGTCAGATCAGAACTCACTCAGCGCGCACGCAAAAACTGCGGCCACGAAGGTTAACCAAGCGAGGTCGCGCTGAACGCTCAGGCGCGCGTAGCGCTCGGCGCCGCTCTCGGGTGCGACAGGGTAGCTTACGAGTGCAAGAAGCGTGAACACGATCCAAGTACCCGCGCACGCGCCGTATCCCCACCAACCTCCGAACACGCTGCCGTAGAGCAGGCCGATCAAGACAGGGACGACTTTGAACGAGAGGTGTGACAAGGGCGGATTGGGCATTGCCTACCCTACCGCCCTGGCTACTCGGTTGTCAAGTCGGGCGCAAGTACGTTCGCGGGTTCAGGAAGACGCATCCTGGCTTCGAGCGCCCGAAATGTCTCCATCTCTTCGAGCGTGAGGCGGGATAAATCGTATCGGCACTGCACCTCGACGATCTCCGTGCTCTGCCCGTTGATCAGTCGCTTGAGCTTGATCGCGTCGCCCAGCCACTGCCTGATTTCGTTGTTCGTCGGGTCCTCGGTGCCCGACTCGAAGCGCGCGATCAGCGTGTCGAGCGCGACTTCTCCGAAATAGTACATTTTGTCTACCATGCGGTTGTCGCGCGCACGTTGCCGGTCAAGCAACGACATGCCGGACTCGCTCTTACGTCGGTCGAGCTCGCGATCGAACGCCCCCGCGCGCTCGACCCAGTTGTGCTCGCCGCTGAGGCGCTTCAGCGTGCCGTAGGCGACGTCATGCGTGGCAGCGAGCTCTGAGACCTTCCGGGCGCGGAACGGACCTGCAACGCCGTCTGGGTAGCCGGAATCGCGGTAGGCGACGAACAGCGCCCAGGCGTCGTCAGGCTCGCGCGCCTGCCGCTCCCAAGGCATCACGCCATAAGTGCTCACGTGCTCGGGTAAGTCGTCCTGGGGCGTGTCGCTACGCACGGGGTTTGCCGATCTTTTTGCCGATCTTTTTGCCGATGATGCGCATGCGCCCAGCGTGCGCGCGGCGCCCGGTTTTGTCAATCGTCGGGGGCGCGCCCTTTACAGACTTTACAAGTTCTCGAGGCGCTAGGCCGGTTCTTTACAAAATCCTTGTAAAAATGCAAGCGCCCTCACTGAATCCAACCAGATCCAACCCGGTTGACAGGGGTTGGACGCGCTAAGTCGGCGGGATCGTTGGGGGGTTTCCTACTGGTCCAAGTGATCCAATCTTTTACCTATAACTTATACACACAGAGATCACGTTTAGTAACTAGTAGGGGCTTTTATTTACTAGAGAGTCTGGGGCGCTCGGGGGCTGGATCTTGGATTTCTAGGTTTTTCATAGTTATTCCGCTGGCTTAGCTTGGATTTTAGCTGGATCCAGGCTGGATCGCTGGATCAGGGTCGGCTCGAGTCGGGCTTTACTTTTCTGTTTGCTTCTCCTAGTAGAGTAGCGTATACACATCGACATGGCACATCTAACGATTCAAACAAAAGAGCAAACGCATCTAGTATTAGTTGGGAT